TTTTAGTATTTGCGTAACACTTTTAAGAACTATTCCATTTTTTATATAAATATGATTTTTTTCATCAAATTCTATCATTAGTTAAATCTTACATAAGATTTTGTTGTACTTTCTTTTAAATATTTATTATATAAATCTGGTTGTTCTTCTTTAAATCTTTTACTATCAATTTTCTTTGAAGTTGTTTCGGCAACATAAGTAACTTTAAATGTTCCATCATTACTAACAAAATTCTTAATTCCGTTAGTTTCCATTTTATCTAGGAATTGTGCTTTTAATTCACTTTCCATTCTTTCAAGTTCTAATTTTGCTTTTTGTATTTTTTTTATAAATTTAATTCCTTCATTTGTTAATTCTATTTGATTTTCATTAACATTAATTAATTTGTTTTCTTCCATTTTTAATTTTCCTTTCTTTCATAAATCTTTTTAATATATTCACTTGCTTTTCTTGAAGATAATTCTTCAATTGAACTTATGCCATTTTTTTCAAGCATTTGTTTTATTTGTTCTTCATTAAAACTATTTTTTAAAACTGCTATTTGTTTTTCAGTTGCTTTGGTTTCTTCTTTAGTTTTATTAAGTAAATTTGCATCATCATCTTCTGTTGCAAGTCCAAATGCCATTAATAGTGAATATCTTCTTGCATAAGTTAATGCACTACCTTGTTCTTGCGCTGGGTTATTATTTCCAACTAATGTTGCTTGTACAACTCTGGAACCTTGTAACCACTCATCTTCCCATTTATTATCAAAGCACCTTTTTGTCATTATATAATCATCATCACAAATTCTTCTGATTTGTTGTATATATTTTGCATTTATACTTTCTAAATATTCGTGTATTTGTGCAATATCTATATACTGGTAACTATAACTACCTCCATTTTTTGTTGGAATATCAGCCTTTTGATTTTTCTTCAAAGTAGTCTTTTCTTTTACTTCTTCCATATTATACATCTCCTTTCTTTAATATATTAATATTATATAATATTTTGATTATAAAATCAAGCATTTTCTAACTGTTTTCTTTTTATTTTTAAATATTTTGTAGCAAGTTTTAATTGCTTATCGTAATCTTTCTCTTTTTCAATTCTATATCTTAAAATTTTAAGTCTTATATTATTCATTTGTACCCCCTTCATAATTTTCTTTTTCTTTGAATATTTGTTTTGCTTTATAATACTTTAATGGTATTCTTCCACATAAACCATTTCTATTTTTAACAATATCAATTATCATATCATTTGTATATAAATCATTTCTTGTATCTTGATTTTTATCCTTATATAGCATTATAACTTTACTTGAACTATTTTCAAGTTCTCCACTATCTTTTAACATTGAGATACTTGGTTCATCTGAATTATAACTTGTTCTATTTAATTGTGATGCTGCTATTATTGTGCAATTATATTTTAAACATATTTGTCTTAATGACTTTGCAATTTCAGTTGTTTGTTCATATAAAGATTTCTTTTCATTTGACCTAATTAATCCTATATGGTCTAAAAATATTATTGTATGTTTATCAGTATTTTTATACTTTGCAATTATACTTCTAATTTCATTTAATGTTGTAGCATTATGTTCTACTATTATATTATTATCTTCGATATACTTCATTGTAGCACTTATGCTTTGCTCTTGATATTCAGTTTCTGGTCTAACTACATAATTAATTGGTATATCACTAGCAATAGATACTATTCTTTGATATATTGTTGATTTATTCATTTCCATATTGAAATAAATACATTGATACCTGTCCATTAAATCATTCATAAGATTTAATAATAATCCACTTTTACCTGCACCAGTTCCAGCACCTATTGTTAAATAATCCCCTTGTGATAATTTTAATACTTCATTTAATTTTTTGAAGTGTTTTAATTCTATCAATGTGTTGTTGCTATTTATATTATCTTCAAGTTCTTTTACAGTAATTAAAGTGCTTTTTATTTTTAAATTCATATCATTAATTAAATTCATATTTGATAAATACTGTGTAACACTTATTTCTCTGTTTTGTAATTTATTACTAAAATATAATATTGCTCTTTTTTTATAATTATCAAACAAAATACTTTGCATTGCCATAAAATATTGGTTTTTATTATGCACTGGGCTTAAATCAGTATACACAATTTTATATAGTTCATTTCTATCTTTTTCATTATCTTTTAATTTTATAAAATCAATAAGTATTAAATAATAATCAGTAACTCCATATTTACTATAATTATCTATCATATACTTTAATAATTCTTTATGTATTGGTTTAGTTAAGTGCTTTGGTTCTAGTTGTAAATAATCAAAACTAAAGTTTTGGTAATTAACTATGGTGCTTAAAAACTGTATTTCTAAATCTTCAATATTATCTTGGTTTATATCATAAACTAATCCGTTATCAAAATATTCACTTACATCATTTATCATAGCCACGGTCTTTCTTCTCTTACAGGTTCTTGTTTGGTTTTATTCTCTATTGGGTAAAATGCAAGCCACCCACGAATTATAACTTCCTCAAGATACTTATTAATATCTAACTTACTTTGCTTTGCATAGTCCTCTAACCTTTTAAGATTTAACTCAAGTGCTTTATTTGTTGGTAAAGCCTTTTTCATCTTCCTAACCTTTAGCCACTCATAAAGTAATTGCTTTGTATCTTCATTAGAAGTATAGGAATTTATAATTTTATCGTAATCGGCATTTTCTTTCTTACTTTCTTTTATATATATATTATTTAATTCTTTTTCTTTAGTATTTAATATATTAGTATTTAATTGTCCTTGATTTTCTAGAGGTTGAATTTCAAGAGGTTGATTTTCTACCCCTTGTTTTTTACCCTCTTGTTTTGGAAATTCATATATATCATATATGTATTCAATTCTTCCTGAATTGCTTTCATTTGGCATTATTTTTGTTATTTTTAGATAACCAAATTGTTTTAGTTCGGATAATGTAGTTTTAATTGCACTTTCATTTTCTTTACATATTTTGACTAAACCAGTTATTGAATAATCCCAATCATCTGGTAATGATAACATTACACTTAATAACCCTTTTGCTTTTAAACTCATCTCCTTTTCTTTTAAATGATAATTACACATAATAGTATAATCTTTTGTCTTATTAACCCTTATTACAGCCATTTTAATCCTCCAATTTAAAATTATGAATATTTGGAAGTATTCCATTTAAATACATCTTATAATCAAACCACATATTGCATTTTTGAAATACAGGTATAAATTCTTCTATCATTGATATATTATAATTATTTGAATTAACTGAATTACCATTAATTCTTGCACTGAATTTTTTTAAAAAAATATCTTCTTCATAATTAATGGAATTTAATAAATTGTGATACTGTTGATGCAATTTTTTTGGTAAAATCATTAAATTATCAATATCATTATTATTGTGATTTAAATCAATATGGTGTATATCGTAATTACTGCTAAATTCAATATGATAATATTCTTTAAATAATTCCCTATAATTCTTATTTTCAATAATCCTTTCTTTATTTTCTTTTTGTTCTACATTTTTCATATTTTTTCCCTTTCTTGATACTTCTAAAAAAGCCACTTATTGATGAATAGGTTTTTTAAGGTACTGATAGCCCTACCCATCAATAAATGACTTTAATATCAGTACCTATATTAATTATAACATATTTTTAATATTTTTTAAACTTTTTGTTATTATTTATCCTCCTTATTCCATCCTAATTCATTTACCTGTTGGTTTATTGCTTGTAATAATTTTGCATCAATATAATTAAAGTGATTACTTACCCAATGACCATATTTGCAACAATATTTATCAAATTCATCTCTAAATAGGTTATTTTCACTCATTGTATGCCATTCATTACTATCATTTGGTAGCCATTCCTTACCATTTATGCAAAAATCTTTTGCAAACTTTCTAAATTCAATGCCTCTAGTATAAGTTTCTTTTTTTAAATAATAGTATATTTGTTCATCATTATTAACTCGTTGTTCATATCCTAGTTCTTCAAATAACTCTCTAGCACTTTTCATATTTTAATCATTCTCCTTTAAATTGTTAATTTCATCTATTAGTTCATTTATTTTTTTTATTATTTCAATATCTGCTTGACTTGGGCTAAACCAACTTTCAATACTACATTCCATTTTTTCTATCTTCTTTTGTTCATCTAGTATTTCTACTTCTTTATTTAATATATTAAAATTCCATTTCCCAAATAAATAATCTTCTATATCTTGATAATTTGCTTTTTCAGTACAATACATACAGCCTCTATATTCATATATAACATTATTTATTTTTATTTTTTTAGGTGCTTTTTCACCTTTGCTAATCATATTAAGTAAGTCAATAACTTTTATTTTATTCATTTACAAACCTCCAACTATAACCACCTCTTTTAATATTTCTAGTAAATCACTAGCCCTTGCATTTACCATAAAACAATTATATTCATAATGATATGGGTTTTTTATTCTATGTTCTTCTACATATTCTATTGCTCTATCAATAACTTCTTTTTGCTTTTTACATTGTTGTTCTAAATTTGCAATATAATCTAATAGTAAATGTAATTGATGCATTGATGGGGTTATTGGAAATACTTTTCCATAAATTGCATTTTCATAATTATCTAATAAATTTTCTAATTCTTTATCCATTATTCTTATTTCTCCTTTAATATATTCAGTAATTCTTTAGGGTTTGCACTTCTTTCAAATACGGTTTCTTCAATACATTTTTCGCCATTGTTATCATAATAAGAATACATATTTTCTTCTATAATATTTATTGCTTTATTAATTTTATCTTCCATTTTATATTTTTCATCACAAATTCTATTAAAACTTTCTACTAATTGAGAATAAAATGCTAATTCCTCCTCATTACCTTTTAATAAACTTGCTATATTTTTATTCATTCTTTCAGTATATTTTATAAATTCTTCTTGTGTCATTTTTTTAATCTCCCTTGATATTTTTTCATTTCTTTAAATAATTTATTTACTTCTACACCTTCAATTTGTGATATTTGTATTAACCAAAATGCTGGAATGTTATCAATATTTCTTCTTCCCTTTGCATAATGATAAAGTGTTGTAGGTGGTAATCCTAATATTTTTTGTAATTTATAAATAGTATTTTTTTGATTTTCATATAATTTTAGCATTTTATCTTCCTCCTTTTACTAAACATATCATTTTTACCTATTTTTACCTATGTATTTAAAGAGTTTTATCTTTTCTAATATAAATTATCGTATTTGATAAAACTCTTGTTATAGGTATATTTTTTAATGTTGTAAATAAATATCTTTATTTACTTGTTTATATGTATAATTATATTTTTCTAATAATAAATCTAAATAATGATAATCACTACCTAATTCTTTAGCGCAATAGTCTCTTTGATAAAATGTGTTTTCTAAACAAGTAATATAACTTTGCATTAAATCTTGTTCTTTTTGTTTTTGATATTTCTCATTAAATATTGCAAGTGATATTATTATTATAATTCCAATTAATATACATAATATTGTTTTTTTATTATTTTTATTTTTCTTCTTTTTCATTTTTACTCCTTGATAAGAATGAAACTTTTTCAGCAACAATTTCTAATTCATTATCATAACGAACTATTCCTTTAATTGCAATTGTGTCTCCCTTTTTACATAATTCACAAATTTGTGAATCAACACCTTGCCATATTGTAACTGGAATAAAATCTTCTACATATTCTCCATCTGAATTCTTATAATTTCTTCTTACTGCAATAGATGCAACTATTTTAGTCTTTCCATCAATTGTTATAGAATGTGGGTCTTGAGTTAAATGCCCAACTAGCATTACTGTATTCATCATTTTTACCTCCCTCCTTTCTTAAATTCCAAACATAAATCTTATATCACTAAACTTGTATGCTTTGCCATTATAATCGTGGCAGAAGCCTGTACAACCATTTAGAATATCAACAATATAAGTATCTTCCCAAGTATCAGGACAATTATGAAATTGTAAATTGTTCCAACACCATTCAATTAATTTTAATTTATTCTCGCTCATTTTAATTCTCTCCTTTCATTATTTTAATTGCTTCACTTATGATGTACATTTTTCTATCAATATCTTTGTTTTTTTCTTTGTAATCTAAATATGCTACAAAATATTTTTCATAATTTTTTTTCGCTTCTTTTAAATCTGCAATTAATTCTTTAATATTAATCATTGTTCTTGCGTTGTTTTCTTTTTCATATTCTAATTCTACTAATTTTAGTTTTAATTCTTTCATTTTTAATTCTCCTTTCTTATTAATGAAATTCTCTTTCACTCATTGGTGGTTCTTCTTCTTTCCAACCATTAAGTTCATCAATTTCTTCTACTTTTTTATCATATTCATAAATTAAATCATCAATTATAGCAAATAAATTATCAACTTCTATTAATGATTTATCTTCTTCATATGAATAATCAATTGAAGTAATTTTTTTAACCCTTTCTAAAAGTTCTTTGTAATCTTCTTTTCTAATATACATTTTAATTATCTCCTTTCATTTTTAATCTTCCTTTATTTTATAATCCACATCTGTTCATAGTTGCATAATTTTCTTGTTTAATTTCATTTCTTAAATAATTCATATATTCTTCTTCGTTCTTAATTGAATAAGTATAAACCTTATCAGTACCAAGTACTAATACTTGACCACCTTCTTCTGCAAATCTTTTAGCATCAACATATTCTGGATGTAACGTTGCCTTATTTTCTTTAACATTGTAAGATAAAAATTTCGCTTCCTCCTCTCCACAACAATTTGTTGCTTCTTTTACCATTTTTTTTAGTTCTTCTAAACTTTTCATTGTAATCTCCTTCCTTTCTTTAATTACACTACTATTATATAATAGTTATTATAGAAAGTCAACACTTTTGTTACATTTTTTTTAGAAAAATTACACTTTTTTATTAAAAATAATCAAAAATGCTTATTTTAAAGTCATTTTTTGCAGAAAATTTGTTTTTTTTGAATATATTTTATTAATTTTTATAATTTACATTCATAAATAATTATGATATACTTAATCTAGGTTATCATTGATTGGTAATTTAGAATAGATGGCGAATAACTGCATAGGGAACGAGGAGTTGTTGAAGGTAAGTAAAGAACCTTGATTACAATTGCTATGCACGGGTAATGCTTTATGGGATTAAAGATTTATATGCATAAAATTTTTAATCTAAAACGGGGTTATGTCTATTTGATTACATCCTTTACTGGATGTTTTTTTATTTTAAATAAATAAATTAATATGATATAATTAGTATAGTAAATATATAAAGTCTTAAAGAACCGATGCCTAGTGTGGTTTAGGGTGCTAGTAATATATTTACTTATATGATATAATATTATTGTTGATATGTTCCCATATATCACTGATTTTATCTATTTTGGGTAGATAAAGAAAAAAATAACCAATTAAGGTTATTTTTTTGTGCAATAAATATAGTTGTTATTGTAATAGATATGAGTTATATTTTCCCAAAGTTCTACTGATTTATATAACTAGCCTCATAGAACAGGCTATGATAAATACCTATTACTTGTGTTAATATAATTGCTTAATTTTTAAAGAAAGTTTGTGTGTGTGGCTAAAAATAGCCATTTTTATTATATTTTTTCTATATCATTAATATTCATTGAAGCCCAGATTTCTAATGTACCTTTTGAACCTCTAGGAGCACCTAAAACTACTCTATCACCATTGATTTCCATAATAGTATATGTTTCATCATATTGAACAAGTGGTGTACCATTGTAATTAACAAGTTTTAAAGGTTTAACTTTATCTCCTACTACAAATTTTGGTTCTTCAATAGGTTCTTCTTCTTTTGGTTCAACAGGCTCAACAATTTCATTTTCAGTATAATCTACATAAGTTAAGAAACCATGTTTTTCCCAATTTCTACTTCCAACTTTACCATTGTAAGTTCTCTCACCATTTTTACCAATTTGAGATTTGATAACTTTCCAAGTATCCCAACCTGCTGTTGCTTCGATTACATTACCATCACCAACATAAACACCAGCATGTCCATCCATCCAAAGCATTTCACCTTTTTTAATATTAGTAAAATCTGATGATACATTTTTACATTGATTAATCATTGAGTTTTCCCCAATATCTGGAACACCGTTTGAAGTGTATATTGCTCCACCGCCACGAGGTTTGTTTTTATCAGCCTCCCAGCCCCATAGAATACCTTTAATTAGACAGATACAATCCCAATTCCAATACTTGCCATCCCATTTACCCCAGCCTCCGCTTTGGTATTTAGATGGTTCTTTTAAGGCTAATTCTAACTTGTCAATAAACTCATTTACTTTCATCATAATATATTCCTCCTTTGTTTTATTATAACACTATTTGTTATTTTTGTTGTAATTTACATTTGAAATTCCAGTAATAGTACCAATAAATGTAACAATTGCACTTATTGTTAGTAATAGTTTTTCTACATTAAAATCATAAATAGTTCCTAATGTACTTATTAGTAATGTTAATGCTGGATAAAATATCATTAGGAAATATTTTAATTTGTTATATACTTTGTTACTCATTTTCATTTGCTATTCCTCCTTTTCTATAGTAATTATAACATAACTTTTAAATATCACAAAAAAATACCAATAAATGGTATTAATTTGATAATTAATTCAAGAATGTATTTATTGCAATTTCTTCTTATACTCATCTAATAGTTTATTTAAGAATAATTCTCCATTAAAACCACTTTCTAATAATTTTATCGTTCATTTCTCTTGTTTTCATCATTTTACTACACTTCCTTTCAACATATTTATATCTTCTTTTATGTACTTTACATCTTCTTCTAAAATAAATGTTCTTTCCATAACTGAATTATGTTTTTCAACTTTTTTTTCTAATTGTTCAATTCTATATTTTATTAAATTTATTCCTGCAAATGAACCTAAACAAGTTCCTACAAATGATATAATTGCAACTATTATTGTGTCATTCATAATCCACCTACTCAATTGTTTCTACTGCTAATAAACACGCATTTTTATAGTTTCCAGCGACTACATTATTATTTCCTGCTACACTAAATCTTACATTTGCAAAAATAATATCTCCTTCTTGAACATCAGCATATATATAAGAATTTGCAGTATTCCAAATAATTGTTTTCTCATATTGTTCTAAGTTGTAAGTTAAAACACCTGTTCTACTATTTACTATAAAGAATGCTCCATAAGTATCAGTAGCATGCCCTTCTAACCATAATGTTAAATCTATCCTTACTTTTGATACACCAGCACCAATCTTTATTCCATTATTTTCAAAAGTTAGTTTATCCCCTAATTGAAATATCTTGTTATTAAATAAAACTTTGGTTTCTGTGGTTGTTGTAATCTTTTGTGCACTATCTAAATTTATCATCATAATATTTCTATCATCGTATAAAGCATTAATACTTGCTTTTAATTCATTTAAATCACTTGCCATACATTTATTTATATTTGGTATATCAGCATTTTCATTTAATGTTACTTTATTTTCAAATGTTACTTTTGCCATTTTTCATCACTCTCCTTAAATAACCTCTACCATTTGTATTATATTATAATATTTACCAACTTCTAAATTAGTCACATCTATTGCTTGATAACTAATTATTTCATCATTGCTAATTATTTCTATACTCTTCATTTTTTTATTAATATATAAAGTTAAATCATACATTGCTGTTGTATCAGTACTTACTTCTATCTCACTATTACTTAATACTCTGATTTTACTTGTATTATCTTCATAATTTATTTTTAATTTTATTGCTTTTGAATTTTGATAATTTGTTTCTGCCCCTCCATCAATATTACTGTTTAAATAATTTGAAGCATTTTGATTAATTATTACATTAGAAGTATCATTTTCATTACTTATTAATAACTTGTTATAAAAGTTTAAGTATAATGTTTCATAAATATTTTTTGTTAAATTACTTGCATTTTCTAGCATAATATTATTTGCTTGTGATAATAATTTTTGATTTTTAATTGTTAAATCATTTATAAATGTATTTGGTACTTCAAGTACATTTAAAGTAGTATTATTATTTACATATTTATTATACAAATTTCTAGCAAATATTACAAGATTATCATCATATAATACTCCCATCTTACCAACCATACTATTATAATCAATATATGCATTACCATTATAATCATTTTCATTATATAATTGTTGAACTTGATGTAATGTATTTCCTATTTGTGCATAAAAGTTATATAAATTATATTGCTTTTGAGGTATGAATAAATTAAATCCACTTGTATCTATTTCTTCAAAATAACTTGCTTCATATATGCTCTCCGGTGTTATTCTTCCAACATAGAAGAAACTATCCCAATTTTCATTTTGTGCTAAATTATATTGAAAATAAAATACTTCTTTATTTATTTTATATAAACTTGCTTCTAATTTATAATTTGTAGATATTGGGTAACTTATTAATAAAGTATCATCTATATCACTTCCACTACTTACAACTTTATGATATTCACTTGTTGTTGAAACTTCATCTAAAAAAACAACACTATAATATGAGGTATAAAAGTCTATTATTTTAACACTATATGAACTTGCATTATAAATAAATGCTCCATAATTAACTGGATTTAATACACCAGGTTCAGTTTTTGAATTACCTACAAGTTCACTAAATCTTATTGTAGTATTATCAAGTATTGCAAATGTTGCTACTTTAAAATTAATATTTCCATCACTATCCCAATTTGCAAATGTATCTCCTATTGAATAATTATTTACAACTCCACTAGGTGTAGTATAATCAGTCCATACATTTGGTTCTCCGACCTTTATTTCAAGGTCAGTTGCCATTGGCATTTGTGTATTTGGTTGTAAATAAATTCCTACAATTAAATAATGACTTTGACCAGGAGATTTAATTATATTACTATAACTTTGAATTAGGTTCGCATTACCTTGTAAATTATATGATTTACGAAGTGTTAAAGAATATTCTGCATCAGTAGGTTTCTTTATTAAGAAGTTATTTACCATTACAAATCTTTTTACACCACTACTTTGAGTTTCTATTAAAAAGAACTGTCCATCATCTCCAACATTTAAAGCATTTATTTCTCCAAGTTCTGTTCCACTTGCATAAGTTTTAAATATTTGTAAAATGTTAAACTCTTGATTTAAAGATATTATAAATCCCTTATATGCACTTGCACTACTATCTACTGCATAAGAACCAAATATAACTGAATAACCTATTCCATTATTATTAGTATCTTGTCCTTGAAATGAACCATTTATAAAATAACCATTTGGAAATGCGTGGTGTAATTCATTTTGCAAATTATTTGTTTTTTTATAATCACTACTAAATTGAGGTACATCTACTTTATTTTGTGTAGAATATTTACCTACTAACCATTTTAATAAATTAGATTTATAATCATTTGTCATATTTCCTCCATTATTCTACAAATGGACTATCTAATATACTATCTAGTACATTATTTCCATTTATACTTACTTCACTTATTGTAAGACCACTAAATATAATATTTGCCTCTGTATTTATATCAATATTTCTATCTATGAAATCTCCTTTTTCAATATTACCACTTGCTTTACTTCTTTGATTATCAAAATAATTTATATCACTTTCACTATTAAAATTAGAATTTATTTCATAAGTATAGAATATTTTATTTGCAATAGGCATTATTTTTGTTTGTTTCTTTTTTACCATATAATCTTGTTTTAAATCATTAATAGGAGCATCAAAATAAACTATTTGACCTATATTTAATATATCGACATCTTCAGTTTGAATTGTAATTACAACTTCAGGTGTGCCTTTATATCTAATATAAGACTGTCCAATTTTATTAAGTTCATCACTATCAAGTACATCATTTCTAGTTTCATATCTAGTAATTACACCTTTTCTACCAAGTTGTGTTGCTATTCTTTGTATTTCATCCTCATTTGTAACAACTTGTCTACCTTTAATAATTGGTGTGTATACAACTACTATTGAAGTACCATTTGTTATATTTTCATCAGTTTCTAACTGATTTTTTCCAACTGTATAATAAAAATCTGCACTTATTCCTAAATCTTTATCTTCTTTTGTTGCAAAACTTTTTGATGCTCCTGCAACTGTTATACTTTTTATTTCTCCAATATTTGCTTCAGTTGTAAATATTTTTGAATAACCATCAGCAACAATATTATTTGTATAATCAATATTTCCATAAACTTCATTACTAATCATAATTTGTTTATTTCTATAATCATAAGAACCATAACTTAATGACATATCAATTATTTTTTTATCTTCAAAATATTCGGTAGTATATTCAATATTCTCTGCTCTAGGCATTAATGTAGGGTCATAAAAATCTATTGCCACTTTTTCATCATCAAGAAGTCTTGTGTACCACTTACTTTGTGTAATATCTGCTAAATATTGAAATACTTCATATGGTGCTTTATTAAGAGTTGAATAAGCCCCTATTTTATTATCAGCACCGTGAATATTTATATTTCCAACTATAAATCCATATTCTTTAATTGCATCAACTACCATCTCTATTGCTTCACTTATAGTTTTATCACTTATTACAAAATCAAGTGTATCACATTCACTTAAAAATGTTTTAAAGCCAAGTATTTCAAATGAACCAAAATGTGGGTATCTAGGATTTATACTTATATTTGCACTATTTTTTACAACACCAGCAAAGGCTAATTTATCATCATCTAGTATTTCACATAATGAATAGTCTTTAGGATAATAAAATCTAGAAGTATAATCTTTATCGTTTTCCCAACTTTTAGGATAACAATTATTTAAGATAGTTGAAGAAGTAGCAAGCATTTCCTCATTTATTGTAAATTCTCTATCACTTAATACTTCTTCTTTATTTATTAACATTTTAATCATATTCTACACTCCCATACCATAATTGTAATCATTTTTACTTCCACCGCTATATGTTTTAATTTTTTTAACAAATTGTCCAAAATTATCTTGTTCTATATCAACATTAGTTGTTACATTAACAATAGGACTTAAATTTGCACTTGTATTACCATATAGACTAGGAGATAAATCAAACATACCATCAATTGACCTTTGAATTTCTGGTTGCATATCTTCCATACCTTTTTCAAGACCTAGCATATTAAATTTACCAATTATAGCAAATTCTTTTGATGGTGATTTTATTCCAAATGCTTTTTTAAAGCCTTTTACAACTCCACTTGAAAATTCTTTTATTTTATTGTTTAACCATTGAACACTATTTTTAATGCCCTTCCATAGCCCTTTAACAATATTTGAACCTATGTTATACATATTGCTTGGTAACTTCTTAAACCACTCTATAATCGTATTTATGATATTAATAACGCCATCTCTAATACTATATTTTAAATTAATAATCCAATTAATTACTGAATTAAATGCATTTACAAGCCAATTCCAAACATTTATACCAAATTCTTTAATTTTATTATAACATAATACAAGTCCATTCCAAATTTTTCCAGGTAATGAAGCAAAGAAATTAATAACTGCCTCTCCAAAACTTCTTAACATTTCAGGTAATGTTTTTGTTATAAAATTCCAAGACTTAACTACTGCTTTAGCAATAAGACCAGCCATATAACCAAGTGCATAGCCTAAATAATATGGTATTTTCTTTATGTGAGAAATAACTGTTTCTACAAATTCACTAATCTTTGTTGGAATACTTCTTAAAAATGATATAAAATTGTTAAATGCAGTTGGAATTGTATTAGTAAAGAAACCTGTAATTGTTTTCCATACTTTGCTAAATACATTTTTTATTCCTTCCCATAAACCAATCCAAAAGTTTCTAAATTTTTCACTTTTTTTCCAAAGAATAACAAATGCTGTAACTAATCCTATTATAGCGGCTACAATTAAAACTATTGGGTTTACACTAAATGCAACATTTAATAATAACATTGCATCTCTAACACTTTTTATAGATTTAACTAACTGTATAAATGCAATACTTGCTTTACCTATATTTTTAGCAAGTGCTAATATCTTTAAACCTCCAGATACAATTTTATATGTAGCAATTGCACTTACTACTCCCATTATTAATGGAGATAATTTTACAAGTAAAGGTACAAGTTTTTGAATATTTGCAAATAATACATTTATCTTTTTACTTATATTTTGTATTATTTCTGAAATAGTAGGTAATCCTGCATTTTGAAGTGAAGTATTTATTGTATTAATTGTATTTGCAATACCTCTTACAATTGCTGTTTTAAGGTTAGTAAGTGAAGTTCTTATTCCACCTGTTGCACTTCTTGCTTGCTCTTCAAAATTTGCTAATCCATCAACACCTTCGGTATTAAGTTTCATAATAGTATCAATAAAATCATCCATTGAAATACTACCATCTCTTAATCCTTCTCCAAGTGCATCAGTAGTCATTCCCATTGCTTTAGCAACTTGATTTAATTGTGCTGGCATTGCTGTAAGTAGACTTCTCCATTCCATCATATCTGGTTTACTTTTCGCATAGGCTTGAGATAACTGTTCTAATGCACTAGCCTGTATTTCAGTAGATGCACCACCAGCAAGAATTGCGTTATTAACAGCAAGAAACATTTTAGCAGATTTTGATAAATCACTATTTTTAGTTGTAAATCTAGTAACTGCTCCTACTGCACTATCTAATGCAGTTGGAAGTCCTGTTAATTTATCACTTAACTTTTGAATAACTCTAGCACTTTCATCTGCACCTATTCCTAAATTACCCATAATATTAGGAAAGTTATTCATAATATCTACTCTTTTTATAGCACCATCTAAATTTTCATTTACTGCTTGCAAGCCTTTAACAATTGCTTTAGAGGCTAAAGAACCTTTTATAATATCTCCAACTGATAATGTAGATTTTTCTAGTTCTTTTGTTTCTCCCTTAAAATGAAAGATTACATTTCCACCATTCATATTTTCACTTCCTTTCTTTTTTAAAATAAAAATAAGGTAAAGGGTGTTATACCCCTTACCCTTTATAGGTTTAAACTAACCAGTTACAACTTCGCCTTTACCAGTGATTTTAATAGTTAATGAGAATTCTCCACTATCTTCTGCAGAACCACCAGTTTCTCCAAAATTTAATATACAAGGAACTTTGTATTTTGTATATGTTAATGCTCCAGTTTCTACACCTGTAAGTAATTCAAATTGAATTAACTGATTATTAAATTGTGCAATACTGCCATCTTTAATAAGTGCGTGTAGGTTTCCAATAATACCAACTATTGCAGCATTATTCATATCAATTTTAACTGTTGTATCAATTGATAATGAAGCACCTGTTATGATACTTCTTTGAATAGCATCACAAAATACATAGAAATCTTGCTGTTCTAGATTTGGAGCAACTGTTACTTCACTGGTAGTACAAGCAGGTGTAAATTCAGGTGCTGCACTTGTTCCTGTATTAAATGCAAGGTTTTTGATTATTTCCCTATTTGTTACATAAAATTCCATACTTTTATTCCCTCCTTTTCTGTAACTTTATTTTTCTTCATAATATTTATTAACAATACATTTTAAAGTAGAATTATAACCTACTCTACGAATATCTAAATATTCTATTGCTTGTGGATTTACCCACTGTGTAAATATTATTTGCCACTTTTCTTTTTTACCATTAAAAGTGGTATCTCTTTTAATATTTTGACCTATTAATGAACCAATAAGTAGTGATAAATTTTTACATTCTTTAATTGATAAACCATAAATATCTATCATATAATAATTATTTATAGGAGTGCAATTTCCATAAAATACAGTTTTAAGACCGCTTTGTTCTTGTACTGTAACAACTCTTTTATCATTGTCATTAGTAGAATATTCAGCCTTAACTTTCCATTTTATCGGTTTTCTATATTCATCAATTTGACCTTTTATGTATTCATTAATAATCTCTTGCAAGTATTCTATTAAAACTAATTGTTTTCTTTCAACATCATTTTGTGTCATTTCAATTTATTCCTTTCTACTACTGAAGTCTGTATTGAATAACCTTGAGTTTTATAAACTTCTTTATACCATTTACCAAAAGTATTAGGTGTAGTCCAATTGGTATCTTTACCCATTACCCATACATAAGAGGCATAATTTGTATATGAACCAATATAATAATCTCCGCTACTACCTTTAACACCACCATTTAATGAGGTTTTTCTCATATAGCCTGTGTCTTTCGGAATACTTGGTAAAGTTCTATGTAATGTTTCATATGCAATTCCATAAAGCATTTTATCAGGTGCTTCTAATACCTTTTTTTTGGCACTTGGTATCCATTTAACCTCTACACTTGTTTCTATCATTTTATCACAAGTATTTTATTTTCAACTCTATTAAAATACCACTCATCATATACCTTTAAAATAGTATGAACTTGTTCATCTATAACTTCTCCAGTTTTACCTAAAAAGGTAATTTGGTCTCCAGGTTTAACATTTACCCATCTAGGTACTTGATAATAACCTGTTGCCTCTGGTATTGTATAAATTCCAAAGTTAATACCTTGGTCGGCATTATAAGGACAGCACTTAATAAAGACATCTTGAAAATTTTGGTCATCAAATACTTCTTCATTATTAGTTCTATTAAATAATCTTAATTTGGCTTTCATACCATTAATTAAAAACATAATATCACTCTCCAAAAGGAATAGTTAAAGCCATATTATCACTCATTCTACTTCCTCTATATATATAACCTGCATTAGCAAGTATTCTTAATGCTAGAGTAGAATAATCAGTTTTAATATTAGCACTCATATTTCCTGCCTTAACCGTTTTATCATAGTCAACAAATGGGATATCGTGTTCTAACATAAATCTCATTTGCTCTATACTTGCATTTTTTATAGGCAAAGGGACATTTGTTTCATCCCAACTCGTGTCCCTATATCGTAAGCCTACTTGTGAGAATATCATCTCACTTACCGCCATAATTTGGTAAGAAGTTATATTTGCACTAGCATACTCTGGACAAGCCTTTGTAAATTCTTCTATTGTAAAAACCTTCATATTCTCACTTCCTTTTCTTTTAATTATGCTTCGGCAATTTCAATTGTGCCACTATAAGCATTTGAATAGTTACCGAATTTATCTACACCATAAATAGATACATTATATGATCCTGCTACTGTTGGTGTACCAGTAATTGCTCCACTTGTAGCATTTAAACTTAATCCAGTAGGAAGTCCGCCTGCTTCATATTTTGCAACTTCAGTTCCACTAAATGGTGTTGTATGAGTGTATTCTTCTCCTACTTTACCAGCATCAAATGAACCTGCTGTTACTGTAGGTAGACTTTCAACAAGTTTAATAACTGCTTCTGGTCTAACAACTTCAGCACCGAACATTACATTACCTTCAACTACAAAGTAACCTGGGTAGCCTGGGAAGTTTCCATTATATTGAGCAAATGATGACCAGAATGTATCTCCAACTGTACCAACTTCATTAGCAAAGTAACCAACTACATTAGTATCTGCTTTTTCTTCATTCTTACCAATTACATTTGCATTAATTTGGAATGTTGAAATTCCATAAGCCTCAGCAACTTTCCCCATATCAACACCTTCAACACCTGCTCTAGTTTCATATTTAAGAATAGATGTTAATGCTGAAATGAAATAAGAATATGCATCACTTCTTAAACCTAGTAAGTAACCATCATAGATATCTCTATCGAATAGTTTTGCTTTAAGGTCATTTAATGCCTCGATTACTTCAGTTCCAGTGGCAGGTGCATATTTAGTACATTGTCCATCAGTATATGCCATTGAACCATCTTGAGGACCTATAATTTTTGAATTTAATTTACCAAATCCGTAAACATCAATTTGTTTAGAAATTTGACTTTCTTTTAATTCAATTTGCCCTTCAATTGCTCTTTCAATACCTGAACCCATTACAATAGGACTAATTCTAAATGAATAATCCATAGCAAGTTCTGTTAAATCAACTTTAACTGAACTATATTTAGCAAGTTCGTTTGTAATACCTCCTTGAGCGATTTCTACATTATCTCTTCTATTTAATGTAGTGTCTAATTGTTTTACAACTTCAATAATAGGTGTTCCAGTTCTACCAACTTCGAAAAATCTTCTACTTAGTAGTTTATAAAATTGAGAATTGTAAAGTAAATTAGCATAAGTTCTTTTCATTAAACCTTGTAGGTCTAAATTTACTCCTGTAAAATTCATAATTTTATCCCTCCTTTTTCCTTTTTTTATTTAACTAAAAATTATTTAGTTACAGGTATAAATAAATCTTTAATAGAAGTATCACGAGTTATTTTAATTTCTTTTGCATTACTTCCATTATTTCCACTTACTCCACTTTCATTAGGTGCTGGTGTAAATGGTACTTTTTGACTGCTTTCAAAATATGTATTTTTAAATTTTTCTGCTATGCTATCAATAGCCTTTTGGTCATCTTTTTCATCAGCATATAAACTTGAACGAAGTTTTGCAATTTCATCAAAATTTTCTTCTTTAAAACCTTTTCTTACCATTTTACTTTCAAGTGATACCCTAGCCATTTTGCTATTTGTATCATTTAATTTTGTAATAGTATTATTGTAATTAGTTTCTAAAGTAGAATAATCAGTTTGTAATTTGTCAAAATCTTCCTTTTTTACATATCCTGAATAATCAGCCTTTTTAATTTCGCTAGTTTTTGTATAGTCTTTATACAAGTCTTTACTCATAGCCTCCAAGTCAAAATCTTCGTTTGTGATTTTAATATCTTTGTTCTTTAGATATTTACTTAAATCAATATTCATTTTTTCTCCTTTACCTTTCTTTTTAATTAAGATAAAGTGCAAAGTGTGTCGCGACTGATATATTGCCTTTTTTTCGGTGTGCCATATCACTAACCGAGTAATTACTTCATTAAATTTGCTTGAACTTTAATTTGTTCATTAATTTTTTTTATCTTTTGAGTTATTTTATCAACCTCCTCATAATTATTTAATTTCTTAAATATTTCTTTATCAGTGTTTAATCTTTTTTTCTTTAACTCTAATGCTTGTTTTTTTTCTTTAGCCTCATATCTTTCAACCCATTTTTCACTAGAATATTTATTATTTTCATATTGCCCTTGATAAGGTACTATTTCGTGTTTACAATTTGGATGTTTTAACCCTCCCTCAAGTGCTATATCAATACTAGGATACATGTAAGATAATCCTGTTAAACTAAATGTCTTGCCTTGATATTCTTGACATAATGGGCAACTAAATGCGTGAGGTACTACATAAACTAAATCATAACCTTTACTTTGACAATTTTCTATAACACCATTCCAACTTCTACTTGTTAAGTTAGTATTTTCTATCATTGAATTGTAACTTGCTATATCATAATATGCTCTTATTGTTCCATCTTTGTTATAATAAGCAACTACCTTTTCAACTTTATCAAATGTGCTAACTTTACTACTTAAATACTTGTCAATTCCTACATACCCTTTTTTTACTACTTTTTCCGTGTTATGGTAAAAGTTTTTTATTATCTTGGTATATTTATCGAGTGAACTCTTTTGTTCCTTATAATCGATTTTAAATAGCAATTTATTAAGGTTGTCAATTGTAAAATCTATTCTAGGTTGATTTGAGGTAATATCTAACTTGATTACTTTATCTTTTATAAGTGAATTACTTGTTTTTGAAGTTCTATTTATTTTAAAGATATATTCTTCAGTTATTTTGTTAAATGCTGTATTAAATAATTTACTTTCTTTTTTTTCTATTAAGTAAATAAATACTAGCCATTTAACCATATCTAAATAATCTTCTGTTTCTTCTTTATATTTTTGAACTCTTTCACTTATTAATTTTGATATTTCATCATTCATTTTTATACCTCTCCGTATTCAATTCTTAATGCTTTTTCTTCTTCCTCATTTGCTTTTATTAAATCTTCTATTAATTTTTTATTTTTTTCTGAATAATCCTCATCAATTAGTTTATTTAATATCGGCATAATGATTTTTGCTTTAACACTATATGGAATACTTCCTACACTTTGAATTTTGCCTAAAACTTGAAGTTTTTTCATATCATCAAATTTTTCGTTTGCTCCATAATTCCAGTTTAATTCATTTGGTATTGCATTAATTGTAATGTTATTACTTTGTTGTGCTTTAACAATATTTTCTATTAATTTATTTATTTGAGGTTCTATTTGTGTCTTAATAGCCTCTATTGTCATATCACTATTATTTTTACTTAAATCAACACTATCTTTATTTTGATACTCATCTTTTTCATAACCGAATGAAACTGGGCTTAAACCTGCCATTTGAATTACTTGATAATCGCAAAACTTGAATGTAGTTATGTATTTATCTATTCTTATATCTCCTTGTAAGAATTGAAATAATTGATGGTCTTTATCTCCAGGTAATAATGTAAAATAATCTGCTAATTTACCTACTGTTATAGTATCTACTTTATAATGATTTGAGCCAGGTTGCCAATTACTTACAATATCTCCACTTTGATAATGTTGTGATGTTGCTATTCTTGTTTTTGTCTTTTCAATTTCATCAGCAATTGTATTAAATATTTCCATTTCTTCATTTAAGAATTTTTTACTATCTTTGAAGAAGTTTTCCCCAATATCAATATTGATTAAATTCTCATAAGGTAATACATATTTGCTAATATAATCACTACCTGTATATTTATTGAATATATTTATATCTATTGGTGTTAATTTTCCTTTAGCATCTACTTTATATGGTTTCATAAACATAAATGTTATTCCATTTTCAAGTTTTATTTCTCTATGTAGTTCATAGGTATCTCCATTAGTTTCATATATTTGTATTATCGTACCACTTATTATTTTGTCATATTTTTGTACTAAATCGTGAATATCACTTTTTTTAATACATTCAAGATAGATTTTTCCATCATATTTATTTATTAATATAAAACTTTCTTCTTCATATACAGCAAGTTCTAAAGACTTTTTTAATGTTGGCATTAGCCAGTTTATTGAAAGTCCTTGCGTTTGTGTTACTAAATCACTACCAAATATTTGATTTACTATATATGTAGATATCTTTTTTCCACTTGGTGCAATTATATAGTCATAAGACTTCATTATGTTTGGTTTTCCATTTGTTATACCTGGTTGTGTAACTGTTGCTTCAACTCTTATAAATGGTGCTTGTAAATAATCATATGCTGATTTTAATCTTATTTGATTATTCATTTATTGTCACCCCCTCATAAGGTATTACCTCTATATGCACTTCTCTAGTCTTTTCACTACTATATTTATATTTATAGGCAGTAACTATCATTTGAACATTATTACCACCTACTAAATGTTTCATATGTTTAATTTTAACCATATATTCTTTACCCATAGGTGCAAAATCTGCATCTATATATCTTTTACCTATACATTGATTTTTATAATATAAATATAATTTCCATCTAGTTTTATAATATTTTTTTATTTTTTGTATTTTTTTCACAAATTTATTAATAATTTCTTTTATTTTTTGTATTTTTTTCACAAATTTATTAATAATTTCTTTCATTTTATGCCTCCTTTACAATAAAAAAACATACACCAATTTCTTAATGTATGCTTCTTATGCTTTTTCGACACATTTTTTGCACTTTTATATCATAATTATAATATCACTTTTAATCTCTTTTGTCAAATTCCCTTTTATAACTTCTAATATGAATGTAATGTGTAGGATATATTTCATATTCCTCTATTAATTTACATTTACCACAAGGTATTTTAATAAGTATAGGAGTTTTTATTTCTATACCCATTTTTTTTAAATTATTATAATATTCTTCTATATTTATATCAAATAGAAATCTCTTACTTGCCTTACACCTTAATTCCAATTTTATTCCTCCTATACTACTGGTGCTCTATCAGTTTCTTTAAATTCCATAATAATATATCTACAATTATGAACTACAATTCCATTAGCAACAAAATTGTGAACTTCTTCTACCTCCATATTGTAAACATCTTCTTTATTTGGAAGTTTTTTTATTTCTACAGGGGTAGCAATTGTAACATTGCTCTCTTTTTGAATATTTGTTGACTTCAAATTTTTTTCCACACCTGATACATTTTTTTTCAATATTATCCACTCCTAATTTTCTTCTATAAGCACTTTTACATTTATTAGAACAAAATTTATTTCTCCCATTGCAAATTACTTTATCTTTTTCAGTTAATTCTCCTAATTTCTTATAGCCTTTTATAGTTAATACAGGATGTTCGTATGTTCCTTTTAATTCATAACCATTTGATAATTTTAACTTATATATGTCTTGTTTTCTTTTTGTAAGCCTTACATCTTTAAAATTTTTATATATAAATCTATTACCATCAAAGCATTTAACATTTCCACTTTTTCCAACTAAATCAATTATTTTGAAATTACCTCTATCTGTTGCAATAATAGTATCTCCTGTTAAGCAAGAATCTATATGGTCATCAAATTCTTTAACATAGCATTCTTTTCCAGACTTTGCACTTGCATTTGTATCATATCTATATGTTTCAAGTTCAAGTATTCCCTCATCTTTACCACAATATATCACTTCTCCATTATCAGTTATATGTTTAATTGATTTTTGTTCATAAATAAGTAAATAATCTTTATAGAATAATGACTGCATATATTGTACACCTTCTACTACTGTATCAAGACTTTTATTAATTAATGTATGAGGTATATTATCTGCTATTAACCTATTATGAAAATGTGAGGCTGCACTATCAAGCACTATTGTAGTTATTGGTACTTGTCCATATTCATTTTTTAAATATAATAAAAATAATCTTAATTGCTTACTAAAATATTCCGTTGTAGGATTATCTTGTTCTTCTTTTGGATTATGATAGTAGACTTCAAGTCTTATTAATACCCATTTTTTATTTATTTTATCATAAGCAAGTGCTATTGGTACAAATGCAGTTGAGTGAACTGAACCATAGTCTATACCTACTCCTATTTCTCTAAATGCATAATTATCTAGACTATTTATTTTATTTATTTTAGTAAATACACGACCAGTTGATAATACCCATTTGTTAAATATCTTTTGTTCTCTTAAATTTCCAGGTGGGAACATTTCTACTACATTTTGCATTGCTTCCTTTGTATTGATCTTTGGATTATCATAAGGGAAGAATGTATAATGTATTGCTTTTGGTTTTTTGTCTATATAATCAATTTTGTAAGGATGATTTTCTCCACCCTCAACATTGAATGAATGAATTGTTTTTAAATAAGGGTGATTAGCGTAACTCACCTGTCTACCTGGAAATTCATTAAATGGTTCTCTTAAATTTAATTGTGAATATATTCTTGCACTTTCATCTATCCACTCAAATAATAATGGTTTACCTAGTATCTTATTAAATGCTAGTACATTATTAAATCCAAAGAAATAATATCTTATGTTATATATTTCTAAATACTTCTCATCTGTTTGCCATTTTAATATGTAGTCTTTACTTTTTCTTAAACCCATATCATCTAAAAATTTCTTTATAGGTTCAAGTATATTTCCTTTTAAGGTTTCAAGACTCCAACCAGTTATTGAGCCAAAGTATTTTTCTTTAGGACTATAAGCATATACTGCTTGTGCATATAAGATACACGCTAAACATATATCAAAGGTCTTTCCACTTTGAGTGCTACCTAATACATATATCTCTTTTTTATTTGGAGATATAATATCATTTAATAGGTTTTTTTGTTTTTTTGACAGTTGTAGGTTTAGAACTTTGTTCATTTAATTTCTCATTTATTTCCATTATTTTTTGAGTAGTTTTACCTTGGCACTCATTACTTTGAATATCTTTTATAATTAGTTCTTTCTTTTGAAGTTTTAACATTTCTTCTTCACTAACTACTAGGTTATTACTATCTTTGATTAAATATCTATTTTTATTTAATTTAATAAATTCCATAATGCCTCCTTATATTTTAAATATTTCTCCACTATCAGCATATATTCCATAACCATTACCTATTTCTTTATATACTCTTCCGTTTTTAACAAGTAATGTCTTAACTTTACCAATAACTCTTGGTTTCATTTCTTTAACGAACTTGTCAGAAACTTTTACAGGTTCATTTTGAACACTCTTATTAACTGGTTTATTATTCATACTAATAATGTCTACTTTTTTCTTTCTTGCCATATTTTTCCTCCTTATTTCTTATCACTTTCATATAATATACTTTCAAGTTCACTATTATCTACAACATTAATATCTATTTGAGGTGTTATAGATACATTTCCACTTGTTTCTACTTTATCAGTTTGACCTAAATATTGTTTACCTAGAAATATTGCCATTGCGGCACTCTTCTCCGCTAACTTCCATTGAGTTCTTCGAAGTGATATTTGTCCTGTACCTCTTTTTATCTTGAATACCTCGGAAAATGTAGTCCCATATGTTGACCTGCACCATTCGTTAAGTGTTTTATCATCAATATCAAACCAATCACATATTTCATTATAAGTACATTGTAAACTACATAATTTTTCAAATTCATCTTTTTTAATTTTATTCTGTGCCGGTGTATCTCCTTTTACCATAATATCACTTCCTTTTTTATTTTAATTTCTTGCTTAAATATAAAAACGGTGTATCACATATTGCTATCATAATTTCTAATATAGTTGTTGTTGTAGCAATTGATAATATCGTTCCTATATCATAAATACCAATAAATGCAAATAATGTGAATAAATAATTTTCTAAACAATTGCTTATTATTGTTGCTATATTATTTCTTACCCACATTTTATTTGGTATTTTTTTCTTTATTTTTTCAAACAACATTATGTCTAGCATATTACTTAAATAGCACATTATGATACTTGATATGCTTATTCTTAAATTGAAAGTAAATATTGTCTTTAAACTGTTATTTACCATATCTAATTCATTTGGTTTAAACAATAAACTAAATTGTGTAGCAATTGTAAATAATATAACTGCTATAATACCCATATTAACTGCTTTCTTGCTATCTTTAGAACTATATTTCTCACTTAATATGTCAGTTGCAAGAAATGTACTTGCAAATAATATATTTCCAAGTGTAGCCTGTAAATTTAATACATTAATATTTTTAGCAACTAATATATTCGCCGTTATTAATGCAACACTTACCCATACATATAATCCTTCTTTTTTAAATATCTTTTCTATCAAAATTTCTATACTAAAACATAATATTATTCCTGTAATTCCTAATAATATATTCATATCATCATCTCCTTAATTTTTTTTAAGTAGGTTTTGGTTAACTACTAATCTTTACATTCTTTTTTCCATTTCTCATAATAATGGTATTGCATTTTTATTCCTACTTTATAATTTTCCATAAAAACTATTTCTCGTTTTTCTTTGCTGAATTTTTTTGTGACTTTACCTTTGCCATCTATTCTACCAAATATACCACTTTGTTTCCAAGAACTACTATCTACGAAATCAAAAGGAACTTTATCTAAAATTTTTTTTCTTGTCATACCTAAACAATGCACTTTACAATTAAATTTTTTAGCATATTTCAAAAACATTAAATATTGTTCGTCTTTTATATCTTCATTTTTAAAACCTGTTATTGCTATTATCTTTCCAGCATAATCCTTACACATTTTTTTATATTCTTCTATACCACTATTTTTGTGCCATACTGGTATTATTTTATTTGAAACGCTTTCTAATATCTTTCTTAATTCTAATACTTTATCATAGCCAATTATATTATCAACATCCATTTCAAAATAACCTACAACATTCGGTCTATCAAATTCTTTTATAAATTCAGCATATTGTTTGGTATATTCTACCCAATCTACTTTTTTTCCTTTTTGAAAACTGTGTGCTCCACTATCAATTTCAATTAATTCACTTCTATCTCTTATATATATTGCTAATTCTTTTTTGCTTTTTATGTAATAAAAACTCATTAAATTCCATTTGTATCTTACGCCTTGATTATACATATATATAGCACTTTCTTGTCTTTTGCCATTTTTCTCATTAATTAATGAACATTGCCCATTTTCTAATGAACTAAGAAATATTTTCATTTAGAAAAAGTTTTAATTTTCATCTTATACTCCAACTTTCTTAAAATGTATATCTCTATCTATATGATGACATTTTGGACATTCTAACATATTATGTTCTGGTTCTTCATAGTTACTATCTTCTAATTCTTCTACATTTTCCCAGTCTATGTCATTATTAATGAAATCAAATTTACTCATATCTATATTTAAAATATCTTCTAATTCTTCATCTAATTTAGAATAATCCCACATTGATTTTTCAGCAACTTTATTATCTGCAAGTCTTAATGCTTTTACTTGTTCATCATTTAAGTCATCAGCAATTATACAAGGTACTTCTTTAAGTTTTAATTCTTTACTTGCAAGTAATCTTGTATGACCACATATAATTACATTATTTTTATCTAATATAATCGGACTTCTAAAACCAAATTCCTTTATACTATTTGCTACATATTCAACTGCTTCATCATTTATTCTAGGGTTGTTTTCATAAGGTTTAATTTCTTCTATGCTTTTATAAATTATTTGCATAGTTCTGCCATTTCTAAATATTTATTATTTAATGTCATTGCAAGATTAAGGGCTTTTTCCTTATCTTTAAATGATTTATTTAATCCTAAACCATTAGTTACTACCCATACTTGGCTAACTTCTACTTCACTGTCAATTAGTATTCCAGCATCTTTTTTATTTCCAGTCTTTGAACTCTTATCAATAACTCTATTTACTTTAATTTTGTTATAAGTCTCGTTTTTATCAACTATATTTTCATATAGAGCCTTTTTCATACCTATTTCATCAAGTTCTAAATATTCTACCTTACACATTAAATTTCCAGTTGGTATTAATAATAAGTTTCCTTTTTCATCCTCATATTTTACTATTTCTTTTGTTAATTTGCTTATTTTATCATTAAATAATATTAAATCTTTTTCCATTATTTTTTCTTCCTTTCTTTTTTTAATTCATTAACTTTGTCTAACCATTCATTATATAAATCAAAGGCTAGTCTTAAATTGCCTTCTTTTACGGCTTTTTTTATTTTTATTTCGTATTCTTCATTTATTGTCATATATGACTTGTTTCTTTCATTTGTTCTTTTAAATTTTTAAATATTTCATCCGTACTTATAAATATTTGAGGTATTGCATTTATTCTTTTTAAACTTTGCCAATATTTTTTTTCTTCTTTATCTTTAATTGAAGATATATTTATTGTTCTTGACTTAATTATATCATAAAGTGGTTCACTTTTAGGTATTGAATTAAGTTTTTTCTTAAATTCAAAAAAACCTAATTGTAAGAAATCTTCATAACTTATATTTTCATATCTACTACAATAAAATGCATATGCTTGGTCTAAATCTTCTTTATATGCAAAACAAAATATAGTTTTATTTCTACCTCTATTTTTATAACTGTTCTGGACTTCCATCACTGGGTGTATCTTCTTCCCCTTTTGATATTATAGTAATAAATTTTTGAGTAAACATCATAATTCCATTTGCTTCATCTTCGTTGATTTCACTATTAACATTTATTCCTAGTTCTTCAAAAAGTTTAGTTGTTGTCATTTTAAAACAACTTTCGATTAAATCATTTGCAACTTGTAATGTTTCTTCTTCAATAAATTTCTTTTCAAATTCTTGATAATTAGTTTCATCATAAGTTATTTTACCATTACCCAAATCTTTTTTAATTATAAGGTCATTTTTAGTTAAACCCATTTTGGTAAGTTCTTTTAACATCTTAATTCTAGCACTTGCTGTTATTCCTTGTACTTTTTCTCCCATTTCAATTGTTCTTTTAAAAGGGTATTCTTTATTTTCAATTACAAGTTTATATTCATCTAATGTTATCTTCTTGAATTCGTACTTTTTCATTTTTCCACCTCTCTTTCATTTTGAGTTGATACTTTATTTTTTGCAATAAAAAACAACCATAAACAAATAACACATTTATTATTAATATTATGATTGCTATTATTTTTATTATTAATTCTTTCATAAAGTACCTATCTCCTTATATTCTTTATTTTATCATTTTATAAATTCTATGTCAAACTAATCACTTGCAAACTCACATAGAACTAAAACAAGTTTTAGGATGTTTTAATATAAGAATATAGTCGATTTCACATTTAATCAAGAAAGGAGATTTTGTAACGAAACAAAATCAATGTGAATGTCTAAATAATACTAGCACTATCAGTGATTTTTAATGAAAGGGGGTGTGCCGTGTGCATATATATTATGCAATTTTATTATATCATTATTTTTTATTCTTGTCTAATGCTACAAGTCTATCACATCTGATACAATATACTTCCCCATTTTGATTAGTCATAAATAAACTATGTTTATGACATCTTGGACATATTGATTTTGGTTTTTTTCCATATGTTTCTCTTATTTCTTTTTGTTTTATTTTTTCTTTATTTCTTTCAACTTTTCTTTTTAAGTTCATTATATCTCCTTATAATTTTCACATATATTATTTTTATTAACTCTTTTATGTTTTAATCTGCAATAATATGTTGGTAATGAATTATATTTATTGCTTTTTTTAATACAATAAATACATTTTCGGCATTGTTTTTTCTTTTCTAGTATATTTATACTGTTTAAATCAAAACTCTTTAATTCAATAGGTTTATTCTTGAATTTTAATAGGTTGTTGATTAAATTTGTTTCACTACCATAATTTTCTAATATATTTTCTTTTTGTATTAAATATTCTTTACAATATTTTAAATATCTTTTTGAGGTTTCATTTTGAATTTGTCCTATTGGATTATCTATTATTTTATGACATTTTACACAACCTAAACATCCATTTTCTTTGCAACCTTTTCCACCTTTTGCTCTAGATAAGAATATATGCATTATTTGTAATGCCCCTTTACTATGACATATAATACATTTTTCTCCATCTCTTTTTTTTATATATTTTCTAGTTGCTTTGTCAAAATCACAAAATTTACTTCTAATACTCATTTATTTTCTCCTAAACCAAATTCTCTACTTATTTGACTTTCTATTAATCTCATACGAAGTTTTATTGAATTAATTGCCTCTTGATTTGCATTATATATAACCTCTGCACTATCTCTCATAAATCTTAATGTTGCTATTTCTTGATAACCATATATTGTAAGATTAATTAAACCTACTGCCATTTTATTATCTTTTAATTCTAATACTTTTTTATTAACTGCTATTTTATAATCTCTTTCAGCCTCTGCATATTTTATTCCGTTTATTCTTAAACTTTTAACTGACATTTCAAGTTGTTTATTTAAACTTTGTAATTCATTTAATAAATCCATATTACCTCTTAAAATGGAAAGTCATTTTCATTTATTTCAGTTTCATCTGCAAATTGTTTATATGGGTCTACTTCATTTTGAGTTGTTGGTGTTTCTTCTTTTTTATCTTCTTTTTTTGATTTTGAAGCACTTAAACATTTTACTTTAGTAACAATTAAATCTTGACTATATAATTTTTGTCCATCTTTATCATATGTGCTACTTACATATGTTGCTTCAATATAAATTAAATCTCCTACTTTTACATAAGTGCTTATGAAGTTAGCACTATTCTTAAATGCTTTTAATCTAATAAAATCACTATCATATTCTCCATTAACATTTTTATATTCTCTTCTAACTGCTAATGTAAATGTTAATATATTATTGCCATTTGAAGTCTTTTTTAATTCAAGTGCTTTAACTGGTCTACCAATAAATTCACATCTATTCATTTTTTTTCCTTCCTTTTTTATTTTATTATTTCTAATAATATGCCCTTATTTATTCTTTTAACTTCTATTAACTTACCTATTTTTCTTTTAGGTAGCCATAAACAATATAACTTATCTACTTTACCATTTGCAAGTTCATATAAACTATTTTGATAACTTACATATATTTCATCAAATTCATATGTTGTTTTTATATCTATTATGGATTTCTTGCCATTTACTAATGCTATCATATCAAGTGTTCCAGCATAATCATAATTATAACTAACTATCTTTTCACTTTCTAAAACTTCTATATTGTACTGTTTTTTTATTTCTAAATAATCCTTTAAACTTTGCTCTTGATATATATCAATTCCTATATATCTTTTACAATAACTTATAGGTCTTTTAGGTTTCTTTTTTTCTATTATTTCAATGCATTTATGAAGTTTAGTTCCGTATTCTGATTTTGAAGTTAGTATTTTATCTGGTATATTTTCATATTTATTTGGGAATAGTTCTTTTAGTATTTGCGTAACACTTTTAAGAACTATTCCATTTTTTATATAAATATGA